CAAACATAGATTCGCCCCTAGCTGTAGTCCAATAGAGATTAGTATTCTCTGGAACAATAGAGGTATCTAATGTTGATGTTGATGCTTGATTAGAAGCATTACCTATAAATATGTTGCCATCATTTAGATTGCCAGTAGCATTGCTTCTGCCAGCACCACCAACTTTAATTGATCCAGCAGCAGCATGACTTCTTTGTACCTTACCAATGTTTTGTATTTGTGAGCTTTCGCCTGTTGGTGCTGTGGTTGTATATTCACCTGCTGTGGTTGAAACATAAAGTATTTGTCCTACAGAAACATTAGATGTATCTAAGTTTTCAATTGTTCCAAAAGTAACAACCTGTAATTCTGCATTATCATTCGCATCATCCAAAACTAAACCAAATGCAGGCATCTTCGATGCATCATCAGCCTTAGCTTTGGCTACTGTTGGCACATCGCCAGAAACGCCAGATATATAAACGACATCACCTTTAGATAAAGCACCATCAGCTTTTGCACTAAATCTAACGCCACCCTCTAAATCACCAATAAACTCATCAGTCGCTGTAACAGTGTTAAATATAACATTGCTAGTTACAGCAACAGCCTGACCTATAGCAACAACTGGAGTAGAGCTTTCGCCTGTTCCACCTGTTATTGTTACACCAGTGCCACCAGATATGCTTTGTACATAATCGCCAGTGGTATCAGTTCCAAGAGCAATAGAATCAATTTGTGCTGTGGTAGTGATTGTTATATCACCACTACCATCAAAAGATGCTGAACCTGCAACATCTCCTGATAAAGATATGGTTCTGGCTGTAGCTAGTGTGGTAGCTGTATCAGAATTTCCTGTTAGGTCTCCAGTAACATTTCCGACTAGGTCTCCAGTGATATTTCCGACAACATCGCCTGTTAAATTTCCTGTAAATACATTGGATGAGCTAATGCTTACGCCAAAAGTGATCCAGTCTGAGTTAGCAGCGTTTCTTATTTTTAATACGCTGTTTGCTGTATCTACCCATAACTGATGGGCAAAAGTAGTTGAAGGCTCGGTAGCCCCTGAATTAACTGTAGCAATAGCTGCTAGAGCGTTGTTTAAATCAGCTCTGAAGTCAGCTCCACTTTGGTTAGCTAAATTATAATCGTGTTGTGCCATTAATTTACCTCTGTCCTATTGTATATTTAATCTGGTTGAGTTGGAAACACTACATCATCAAAATTATCAGAATCTGTGTATTGTGATGGTAAGTCTCTTAATGCTTGTCTATATGTAGACCATTCTGTTTTTTTTGTGTCTGATAAAGGGCTGTCGTTGACTTGAGTCCAATCAGATTCAGTTAATAAAGCATCTCTTTTTAATCTTAGTATGTCTAATATGTTATCTGTTCTTACAACAGCTTCACCATCAACAACAATATGTTCGTTTGCTTGATAATTTCCTTCAATAATTCCTTGACCTTCTTGCAAGCCAACTTCATTTATTGCTGCAACAGTTGTTGTTGAATATTCTATTTCACCAGTTGCTAAATCATAAATAGTAAAAGTATTCATTATCGTGTGTTATCCATCATTACGTTTAGAGATAATTGTGTATGGTTGTAACCACCTGAGAAATAAACTCTCCAGTAAACAGTTGATTGTGATGTGCTTAAAGTTGTTATTTGACCTGTGTAAACATAGGTATAACCCCTATAAGTTCCAGCGTTCCAATAAATATTAGTATTACCATTTGCATTAACCCAAGTAGAATTGTTTAAAGAATATTGCACCCTACCACCACTAACATTACCAAGAACCCCTGAAAATATTGCTACATAACCTGCATTATTTCTCACATTAGTAATTGTTACAGGCACGAAAGAAGCATTGCTTCCTGTGTAAGTTCCAGTTCTTTGTACATAAGCCTGACCATCTCTAGCCAAAGGAAATTTTGTGCCTGCTGTTAAGTGACTAACAATGGTTGAACTTACATTATCAAAACTCTTAACATTTAAAGTATCAACATTAATCTTATCTCCAGTAATAGTTCCAGCAGCTATTTCTGTTGCAGTAATAGTTCCTGCTGCAATTTTTGCTGCTGTAACTGCATCTGCTGCTAATTCGCTAGTAGCAATAGCACCTGCTGCAATTTGTGTTGCAGTAATTGTGTTAGATGCAATATCAGAAGCAACAATACTACCTGCTACGATCTTGGCTGAAGTAACTGAGTTTGCAGCCAGTTCGTTTGCTGTAATTGCATTAGAAGCTATTTCTGCTGCTGTGATTGTGTTTGATGCAATGTTATTTGCTGTAATTGTGTTTGAAGCTATGTCTGATGCAACAATGCTGCCTGCTACAATTTTAGCTGACGTAACAGAATTTGCTGCTAATTCATTAGCTGTAATTGCATTAGAAGCAATGTTGTTTGCAGTAATAGTATCTGTTGCTATTTGTGTGGCTGTGATCTCTCCTGCACCTATTTTTGCTGCTGTAATTGCACCAGTGGCAATCTTTGCTGTCGTTATTGCACTACTGGCTATTTCAGTGGCTGTAATTGTTCCTGCCACAATTTGAGTTGCTGTAACTGAATTGGCTGCAATGGAATCTTGATTGACAGCATCTGTAGCTATTAAAGCGTTAGTTACAGCATCATTGGCTATCTTTGCAGTGGTAACAGCATCAGCGGCTATTTGTGCTGAGGTAATTGCATTGTCTGCAATTTTTGCTGAAGTAACAGCATCAACACCGAGCTTTTGTTCTGTAATAGCACCTGCTGCAATCACATCTCCTTGTATTGCATCAATTGCAATTTTAGCATTTGTTACTGCATCGGAAGCTATCTTGGTTTCTGTAATAGCACCAGCAGCAATAACATCTCCTTGTATTGCATTTACTGCTATTTTGGCATTTGTTACAGCATCAGCAGCTAGTTTTAGTTCTGTGATTAAAGAATCTTGCAAATCATTGGTTGCAACTGGCTGATCTGCAACACTAAAAGTTAAAGTGGCTGGTGATGATTCAACTCCAAGAGTGTTGATTGAGCTAACGCTGGCAACATAATTTGAACCCACTGGAATAAAACCAAGATCACAAAATTCAGTATCAACAATTTTATTTGTAAGTTCATTGCTTGAGCTATCTACTACATTAATTCTATATTCATGGTCTGGAAAATCTGTGGGCTCATCCCAAGAAAGAAAAGGTCTATTTATGGAGCTAGAATCAGTATCAGTAAAAGATAAGCCTGTGGGTGCTTTTACAGCAAAAGCTGAGGGCAGATTAGATAGTTCTTCTACTGGTTCTTGGGGTGGAACTTCCCATGTATAAACATCAAAATATTCTATTAGACTAACTGCAACCAAACCATTTGGCTCAAGCTCTAAGGCTTCCACCCTGCAAATCTTTCCATTAAAACCTAAACCAGCATAAGTTACATCAACAATGTCTCCCACGTTAAGCTTATACATCTCAGGAGTTCCAACAAATCTAAATGAGGTTTGATTCCTGCTTCTGGTTAAAATAGCCTTTGCCATGTTATAGGCAATATAAGGATCAGAAACATAAGGAAACTCTGCTTTTACCTCTAAGACTTCACCACCATCATCAGATGTATAATCAGGGGTTGCATCATGTAAAACTGTGGCTGTGTCTAGCTCATATTTTTTGTTAGCGTTGAAGAATTCAACAATAACCTTATTTGCCTTCTTGTCTTTATTCCCATAATCAACTGATATGCCAGAATCAGAAATAATGTGATCATCGGTAATACTAAAGGTAGATGAGCCTGTATCTTCAATAGATAGCTCATACTTGCCATTTACATAAAGAAAGATACCTCGCATATTAGCAAGCAATTCTTTAGCATTTTCCATTACATTCTTATTTGTATCTAAGTAACCATTGCAATGAAATCTTTTAACTTTTAGTAAAGATGTTCCATTTTCAGAAGAGTAATTAGAACCAAGAATATTATTAAAATATACAGAATATGCTTCGTTTTCATCGTAAAACTGTGTTCTTTGTATATCTTTTATCTCAGCACCATCTAAAACAAGATTGCCAGAGCCATCTTCTAAATCTATTAGTTCGCCAACTTTGTTTTGCCACCAAACAGTATTTGCACCAGTTCCAGTTATATCAATATAGTCATTGCCAGAAGTGCCACCCCAAGTAACATTTTGTGCAGAGCCATTAAAGTAAGGTTGATCAACCAAAGTATCACAAACATTAGCAGCAGAGCTAAAGGTAGACATATTAATTTGAGATTCAGTTAAACCTTTTCCATACTCATTATTGGTTATGTAATCAAGAAAGCACAAAGCTGGATTGTCTGAATGTTTATAAGTAGAAACAGTGCCAAATGTTTGAGTATTATCTCTAGGATCAAAAACTTTTTTTCCTCTTACTTGTACTGTTAGCTGTGGCACTCCTCGCCATATTCCTTCTTTATCATAACCAAACGATGCTCCGATGTAACAAATTCCATCTAGTCTATGTGCTGAAGTCCAATTAGGCATTGAAGCAACAAGCATGGGGTCTGCTGTTTGTGATGCAGCTCCATGATGTAAATTAAAAACATATCTATATCTTGCTGTTGGGTCTGTGCCAAATCCACCAGCACCAGCATCTATACCTGTTCCATTTTGTGAAGCTGTATTTAATGATCCTGAGCCTGAGGATATTTTATCTGACCCAATATAACCACCATCTCTAAATCTTGCAGAATCAGTTAATGGGTTGCCATCTAACTCAATTGTTCTGCCTAAAATCTCATCACACTCACCAACTGAAAGGGCATAAACAACATATAAATCTCTTGAATCATTATCACTAACATCCATATAGATAATCTGTGCACCAACCCTTCTTGTTCCATAAATAACTGGTATTTTTCCACCAGCAGAAGTTTTGTTAGCAAGTATATCTTGACCCTTTGCAAGCATTTGCCTTGCTTGTAAATAACCTTTAACGCCAACAGCAAGTGTTGCTGCTTGCATCGTGAATGTAAATGGATTGGCTTTCGCATAAGCAACAACAGCTTTTCCAACATCAAGAAAAAATTTACCAACTGCTGACCAAAAACTCATTACATTCCCCACCTAACATCTTCTTTGGTCTGTGTTGCAAATTCCATTCCTCTATCACCAGAGCTAAAAGATTGTTGTGATTCGTCTGAATAATGCCTGCCCTTTGTTAAATTCCAATTAGCCCAATGAGAAGATGCTATTAAAGATAGGGTTGAGCTATCTATTGTTTCTTGTATTGATACGCTTCTTATTTGACCAGTAAAATAATTAATAGCACCAACAATTGTTTCATCTGAGTTAAAATAAGCTAAATATATTTCTACTTCTTTATCTGTAAAAGAACCATCTTGTACCAATGATCTAACCTGATCTGTAATGTTTGAAAATCCAAGCGTTAATTCATTTACCTCTAGTTGACCTGTTTCAATGATTGAGTCAACTGTAAGAAAAGAACCACCAGCTTCATAAGAATTAGAATCATAAGTTACATCAGAATACCAATCAGTGAGCCTAATGGTTGATGATAGATTTAACTCAACCAGAAAAGCTGTCTTAGTGGCTGTGGATGATACTTGTGTTTGTAAAGCAGCAGATAGACTTCTAGGCATTAGGTAATAACCTCTCTAACGTCAAATGAAATGCTGTAAAAACCACTAGCATCTGTTGAATACATGATTTCATTGTTTTCAAGATATACAGTAAAGCTAGGTTTATTTACAGTAACAGCTTCATTATCTGCAAGAGATGCTACTAAATTTGGAGATATGGTTACTGTTGCTGCTCCACCTGATGCATCAGCATCTTCAGATACCATGTACACCTTAGAATGATTGGCAAACTTAATATAATCTCCAGCCTTTAATGCTCCTGTGGTTTGTGAAAAACCATCCATTGCTATTGTGTTATCGCCAGAGGTATGAGCTCCATTAACAACTATATCTGTTTCTAATTTGCTTGCACCTAAATTGTCTAATGGTGCTTGAATAGTAAAGTCCTCAAAAGAACCTTTTTGCTTTTGTAAAAATGCAAATATCTCCTGTGCTTTTTCTTGTTGTAAAGGTGGCATACCCACTGTAAAAGAAAAATATTGTGAGCCTATTTGTCTTACTTGTTTTTTACCAGATAAAGTCTGATTCAAAAGCGTTGGTCTGTTATCTTTAAAATTTAAAGTTCTAAAGTTAGGGTCTGTTGGAAATTGACCAGACATTTACACAACCCCCATCTTGCCCTGATTATTCATGGCGTTGTTTATGATTGATGTTATCAATCCTTTTCTTGATGCTAATAACTGATCAAAACCAGCAGCATCAACTGTTGATATGTTGAAGTTGACTGTAGCACCGCCCATGCCTTGACCTTTTGTATGATCTATAACTGTTTCATTAGGATGTAGTATAGCTGGGAATCCACCCCTACCATCTACACCGCCAGCTCTAGCACCCATGCCAGTATATCCACCACCATCAGCTGATGGGAATATATTTCCAAAGAAACTGCTGAAACTTGATGTTAGTGGCTTTAATACTGCTTCTTGTATTGCAATTCTCAACAACTGCTCTATTACATAATTAGCAAAATCTTTAAATGCAAGCTTTCCATTTTTTAATGAATCAATAATAGAATCTTCAAATTTTTTCATAGAATCTATACCCAGCTTCCCTAAGGCTTCGTCAGTTACACCTATAGAATTTTTAAATTCCTCCATTCCAACAAGCAGTGGCTTTGTTTTATCATTATCACCACCATTTCCACCAACCAGATCATCCTGTGCATCTTTTGTTTTTTGCAACTTATCAATTACTTTATCTAATGCAGAATTTGTAACTTTAGCCATATCTGCAAATCCTGTTGAAGAGCCCTCGCCCAGAGCAACAATCTCGCCACTTAGCTCCATAATCTTAAGTTTTGAATCAAGTATTTCTTTGTTTAAATCTATAAACAATCCAAACAAACTTTGCCTAACCTTTTGTGTCTCTAGTCCAGCACCAATCAAACTTACTTGAATGTTTTTTAAACCTATGACAATTCCTGTCTCTTATACACATCTGACGCTGCCGACGACTCCTTACGTGTA